TTCACTCTCGAAAAGTGTGCTGGCTTGGTAGGCGTTCCAGTTGGAACGATTAAAACTTGGGTGCATAGAAACCCGGCTTTCGGCAGAAAGATGGAAACCGCAAGAAAAAATCACGAGCTAAAACTTTTAAGAGACATCGAACTAGCTGGAGAGAAGTCATGGCAAGCAAAGGCATGGATGGCGGAGCGTGTTTATTCCTATGCTCAACCTTCGGCCAGGCTGCAAGTCTCTGGTGGCGTTGAACATACAGCGGGCGGATCATTCGCCGCTCTCCTTGCTGGCCTTGCATCCCGAAGGGCGGAAAAGAAAGCGCAAGTGATTGAGAGCCAGGAGGTTAAGCAGATAGAAGATGTCAAAGGTAAATACAATAGCTATTGTCCGACAAATGAATCGCAAACTATTGTAACACCAACACCTAAAAATTCTGGCAAGCCTCGACCTTTGAGGATGAGGAGACGCAAGCCAAGGCAAGAAAGCCTTAAGAAATGGCCGGTACACGACACCCCTCCCCCTACGCCCCCCGCCACCGATTCACACGCATAATACCCCCCAAATAATTGCGCCACAAAACAAAAAGAGGTTATGCCTAAGCGTATTCCCAAGTCAGCCCAAAAGGCACCTGAAGAGGTTTTAGAGCAACTGCTAAACCCTGCGTATTTCGCAGATAAGGTATTGGGCATCAATCTCTACAAATGGCAAAAGGATGTATTGTCAGATATTGAGCCAGTAGACGCTAGGGTGGCTCTACGCGCCGCCAACGGTTCCGGCAAGACTTCCACGGTAATTTCCGGCGTTTTGATATGGCACGCGCTCGTCTACAAGCGTTCTATTGCGGTCACGACCGCTGGGGTCTTCCGCCAAGTCGAGTCACAGCTTTGGCCTAGCCTTCGCTCCCACATCGCCAAGCTAGGCGGCCCCTGGGAGGTCACATCCGGCGAGATCCGCTACCTGCACCCTGATGGCAACACATCGCGCATTATAGGCTATTCTGCGACCGATCCTGGCCGTGCTGAAGGCTGGCACGCAGAGAACCACGAAACTGCGCCATTGCTTATGGTGGTGGACGAAGCCAAGACCGTTGCCGACCCTCTCTTCGAGGCCATCAGTCGGTGCCAACCAACGCGACTGCTAATCGCCTCAAGTCCTGGGGGGTCAAGCGGTGCCTTCTATCGTGCCTTTACCAAGGAGGCGGATATGTGGAAGAAGCACGCCGTGACCGCCTTCGACTGCCCTCATATCACCCAGAAGCAGATCGACGAGGTTATCCAGCGGTACGGAGAGAAGCACCCTCTGACCCGCTCCATGATCTATGGCGAGTTTGTGGACATCGGCAACGAGAGCCTGATTATTAACCTGAATCAGCTTCAGAACTGCCTTACCAGCCCACCGGACTTCAAGCCTGGCACAAAGATCGCCGGTGTAGACTTTGCGGCTGGTGGCGACTGTAACGTGCTTTGCGTGCGGGATGGGAACAAGGTTCTACCCATCACGGCATGGCGCGAAAGGGACACCATGTCTGCGGTAGGCCGTTTTATCGTAGAGTTCAAGAAGCACGGCCTGAAAGCCGAAGACATCTATGCTGACGCAAGCGGCCTGGGTATGCCCATGTGCGATGCCTTGTCGGAAGCCGGATGGGAAGTGCAGCGGGTCAACTTTGGCTCCACCGCTTACGACACCGATGCCTACACAAACCGCGCTGCCGAGATGTGGTATGGGATGGCGAAGAAGATCGAGGCGGCTGAAATCATCCTGCCCGAAGACGACGAACTGACAGCGCAACTGACCTGCCGCCGGAGCCTGGTTAATTCCAAGGGCAAGCTTGGGGTCGAGTCCAAGGATTCGATGCGAGCCAGGGGACTCGCCAGCCCTGACCGAGCCGATGCCCTTGCCCTCTGCCTTGATGGTGGTAATATCAGTTTCGACTTGACCTTCCCGGTGGAAAAGCCAACGTGGAGGTCATTGCAAGCCTTGATGGAATCGAGCGATCCCGTTATGGCTGGCTTCGACGCAGGAGGTTAATATGAATATCTGGAACTGGATCACTGCAAATTGGGCCGAGATTGTTGCCGCCCTTGGTGGCATCGTGCTTGCCGCGCGTATCATTGTGAAGCTGACCCCGACCCCCGCCGACGATTCGGCGTTGGAGAAGGTTGTCAACTTCCTCAAGACGCTCGGACTTCACATTAAATAACTTTAAGTGATCGGTGCGATTCTTAACATCATCGCGTCGATCCTTCGCCTCATTCCGGGTTGGAAAGAGAAACGCATTGACCGCGCCGAAGGCGAGTGGCGCAACAACCGTGATTCCATTGATCGGGATCTTGGCACTGTTGCTTGGTGGGTGCGCGACAACCAATCCCACGACGAACACGACCGGGGCCGTTGAGGCTCTGATGCGCGATGAGAACTACCCGGCTGTTCGCGATTCTTCTCCTGCCGTCCGCGCATGGGCAAAACGCGCTTTGCATTATATCAACGATTTTCAATTTGAACTGAACAGGGAGCGAGAGAAATGAACGCCAAAGACACACGCCGCAGCGATTACTACGTCAGGATCATCGAAGCTCTCAACCAGCGCGAGACCTGGGAGAACCGGCAACGGCTGTTTTATCAGGCCCGCTACTTCGGTGTCCGCCGGAAGGTCAAGCCCTGGCCGACCGCCGCCGATTTGCACGTTCAGTTGATCGACACGGCCATTGAGAAGCTGAAGCCTTCCTTCGTCAATTCCGCCATCGGCAACGACATCCTTTCTAGCTTTGTCCCGATGCGCCAGCAGTTGACCCCTCTGACCGTTTCCGCCGAGCGTTGGTTTGACTATCAGATGCGGGAGAAGTCCAACTTTCAGAAGGAGATCGTTTCCGTCATTGACAACATCCTTCTTTATGGCCGTGGAGTTTCCAAGGTGATCTGGAACGAGGACAAGAAGCGTATTGACTTCGAGGCGATTGATCCCTTCCATATTATCGTACCTTCGTACACCAAGGAATTCAAAGATGCCGATTTCATTGTTCACATCATCTCCACGAGCGTCGATTCCTATAAGGCTAACCCCCTTTACAAGCAGGACGAAAACTTTATCAAGATCATTTCGGGTAAGCCGTCCAAATCGGTGGGCCTACGAAGTGAGATTCAGGACGAGATTTACCGCCGTGAGGGAATTACCCAGGAAGCTGAGAATGATCGCATCATTCTTTGGGAAATGTATACGCCCTCCGAAGACGGATGGAAGGTCGAAACTTATAGTCCGCTGGTTGTCACCGAGGATGTAAGGAAACCGTTCATCCTTCCCTACCGCCACGGCGAACCTCCTTTCGTTGATTTCCCCTATGAAGTCACAGGGGGCGGTTGGTACAGTCCACGGGGAGTTGCAGAAATTCTCCTCCCTGGAGAGAATCTACTCAACAAGCTGAAGAATAGCCTGAGTGATTACGTTGAACTGGCCAACCGACCCGTTTTCGAGGCTCAGAATCCGATCAGCCTCAACACTGCCAACCTCAAGATGCAGCCCGGCCAGATCCTTCCGCAGGGTCTCAAGCCGGTGCAATTCAGCCAACCTCCCTTCGACTTCCAGCGTCTTATGCTGGAGGAGCGGATGCTGGCCGAGGCCCGTATGGGCAATCCAGACTTTGGAGCAGGATCGCAGTACCAAGTTTCAGACCGCAAGACCGCAACCGAGATTTCGGCATTGCAGGCACAAGCCGCCGCCTCCGGCGATCTTCGCAACCGCATCTTCCGAATGGGATTGTCCCATCTCTTCAAGCAGTGCTGGTCGCTTTATGTCCAGTACAACAAGCGTGACCTCATGTTCCGCTACGCAGAGGAGACCGGCGCGATGCCGCCAGAGGGTATCCACGAGGAATACTCGATTGAGCCGAAGGGTGGACTGGACTTTATCAACCGCCAGTTCTCGCTCCAAAAGGCAGTCGCCCGAATGCAGATGTTCCAGGGCAATCCTTTCGTCAACCAGGGCGAACTGGTCAAGTCTGTCATCGAACAGGACGACCCCAGCCTTGTGCGCCGTCTGTTCCAAGACCCTCAAGCCGGAATGGGCGACCAGGGCGAGGATCAGGCGACCGAGATCGCAACCATGCTCGCCACCGGCTTCCCGGTCCAGATCAAGCCTTCCGACGATCACAAGATCCATATCCAAGTTCTCTTCCAGTTCAACCAGGCAGCCCAGGCCCGCCAGCAACCCGTAGACCAGGTTGCCATGCAGGCGATCATGCAGCACCTCCAGCAGCACTTGGCTGCCTTGGAACAGGTTGACCCCAACACATCCCGCGCCATCCAGAAACAGCTTCGTGATGCGGCCAAACAGGAAATGCGTGCTGCCGAGCAGATTGCTCCGCAGGCCGCACAACCCGCCGCTCCGATGCCTGCTTGAAGGTTCCGGTAATGCGACCGCCCTTCCAGCAGGAGGGGTTGGCAAAACTTTGCCAGTGGGCAAACGAGAAAGGCGCAAACGGCAAGGCCGTGGAGATCGGCGCGTATAGCGGTGAAGGCACCGAGGTTATAGCCAAGTACTTCAAAGAGGTGCTGGCGGTAGATCCCTGGATCAACGGTTACGACTTAAACGATGTCGCCAGCCATCAATGCCCCATGAAGTTCGTTTTCGATGCTTTCCAGAACCGTACCAAGGGGCTTGGTAACGTATCCTTCAGTCGTGGGAAAAGTCTTGACGCTTTAGAGTTTGTTGGCGATGAATCGTTGGATCTAATATATGTTGATGGCGATCACAGGTATGAGGCGGTTGTGGCGGACATCCAGGGGTGGAAGCCGAAACTGCGTAAAGGCGGGGTCTTGGCTGGCCACGATTGGTCCTTCCAGGCTGTACAGAAGGCTTTATCCGAGACTCTTAACGGCAAGGAAGTCGCGCTTTTCCAAGGTGACTCTTGGGCGGTAGTGGTATGAGAAGGCTTAAAGCCATACTGTCCTTCATCCGAAACCAGGAATGGGTGGACGAACCCAAGTGGGAGGATGAGGACGAGAAGGCTTGGACTGCCTTCCTTGGAACCCCAACCGGCAAGCGCATTAGCCTTATTTTGCTTAATCTAACCCTGCGCCAAAACTCATCTGCGGTTATGAAAGAAGGACAGAAACTTGCAGAGGCTTGTGGTTATGCTAAAGGGTTTAGAGGTTGTGTTGCGGTTCTCGAATCGCTCGCAACCCAAAAACTTAACTCCGCCATCTCAGGCTATGGGGATGGATCGGATGAACCAGTAGCCGATTAACCTCACCGCCGAATGACTCCCGGCGAATGGGTGTAAGAAAGGGTCAAAATGGCTGATTCGAATAACCTGACGGAGACGGATATTCTGGCAATGGCGCAGGCGGCTGACGAGGGAAGGGACTTCAATCCCATTCCCAAGGAAGACGAGAAAGCCAAAGCTGAAACACCCGCACCCGAAAAGGCCAGCGGAGATACCGATCAGAAGCCCGCGACTGACGAAAAAGCCGAAACCAAACAGGAAGCTTCGAGTGAAGTTTCCGCCACTGAGGAGAAATCCGAAGAGGCAAAAAGTTCTTTAACAACGCAACCTTCAGAAGACAAGTCGGAGTCGGCTTCCGAACAAAAGAAGCCGTCCCGATACGAGAAGGCCAAGGGCAGACTCGAAAAAGAGTGGGAAGATGTCCGAGCGGAAAAAGCAAGACTCAAAGCAGAACGTGAAGCCATCGAGCAGGCGAAAGCCCAGCGGGAGGCTTCGCAGCCTGGTTCTGAGACGCCGAAAACTGGAAATCGACGCTTTAGCGCGGACGATTACCGGGAGGCGGCAAAGAGCTATCGTGAAGAAGGCCGCGACGATCTTGCAAAGCTCGCTGAGACAAAAGCCACCGAAGTCGAGACTGAAGAGCGCAAGGAAATCGAGCAGAAAACCCAAACCGAACTAAAATCGGCCTGGGACAAAAACCTGCTTGAGGAGGTCGAGGCCAACCCCGATCTCAAGGATTCCAATAGCTCGCTCTACAAGGCCGTCTCCGAAATGCTGCAAAACCACGCGATCCTCCGCAATTACCCTGCGGGAATCAAGGATGCGGTCGGGATTGCCAAGATCAGGCTCCAGGCGGAAACCGCCTCCGACTTGAAGAAGAAGGTTGCAGAGTATGAGCGAGAACTCGCTCAACTCAGAAAAGCGACGACACCGGCTTCCAGCCAACCGTCAGGTCCGGCCAAGACCAAATCTTTCAGCGAACTCTCGCTAGACGAGCAGGAACGCGAATTGATGAGGATGGCGGGCGAGGTTGATAGGAACGGTTAGTCACAACAAAGGATATAACTACAATGGTCACTACTGGTTCAGTAACCGCGCAGTTCCAGACGTACTTCTCGAAGGCGTTGCTGGAGCGTGCGCTCCCCTTGCTCCAGATGGAGCAGTTTGCCATGAAAACCCCCTACCCGACCAAAACGGGTGGGAACAAAACGATCCGGTTCTTCCGGTTCTCCGATCCGAGCATCAGCGCTATCGCCAATCTGTCGGAAGGCACCACGCCTTCCAGCAATGACGAGCGCGACCTGACGCTCTCCTCGGTCGAAGCGACCTTGGTTCAGTACGGCTCCAAAATCATCCTCACCGATGTTTTGCTGGCTACCGAATTATTCTCGCACCTCGCGCAGGCGACCAAGCAACTCGGCGAAGACGCCGCGCTGCACGCCGACACCCTCTGCCACCGCGCTCTGGTTCAGGATTCCTCGACCAGCACCGGTACTGGTGTTGCCACGAAGTCCTACGCTCGTTACGCTCAAAACGGAACGAACGGCACGACCTTCGGCACGGCCTCAACCCCCAACAGCAGCATGACCGCCACCGACCTTCTGGACGGTGCGACCAGCCTGTTCATCGCCCGCGCTCCCAAGATCAAGGACGGCTACGCCCTCGTGGCGCACCCTGCCGTTATCCGCGATCTCCAGCAGGACGACGATTGGCTCAAGGTCTCCAGCTACTCCGCCCCGGATCAAATCTTCAAGGGCGAAACTGGCAAACTGTTCGGCGTGAGCGTGATTAGCTCCACCAACGTTCAGACGTTCAACACCTCCGCCTCCGGCGTGGGTGAAG